CATAACGGCTTGTTGCTGTGCGCCAAGATTAGCCATTTGTGCGGGAACCGACGGGGCAGCAGCGGCAGGTGCCGCTGCCGTGACCGTAGTGCTTGGTATTCCAACTGGAGGCTGACGCATACCCGCAGTAACCGCTTCTTGAGCCGTGAGCGGAGCACCGGACGCCGCAGGTGTTGTACCCGCGGCTCTAGCCAAAATAGATTCACTCTGTGTTTCGGCGAGTTCCGCAACCATCATGTCGTTGCTTTTAGCTACTTCAGAAAGCGCGTTCTGTGCGGCACCTTGCGCGCCGGGTAATGCGCCGGTAACGCCTTCTTTAAAGCCTGCGCCAAACCCAGTTCCCGCTTTAGCGCTTTGAATTCCGCCCTGCACGCCGCTAAACAATCCGCCAATTGCGCCACCCAACGCAGCGCTCTTGAGTGCGTCTTTAAGGTTTCCGCCTTGAACTAATGTACCAATGCCGCTACCCAGCGCGCCGGCAGCAATAGTGCCAAGACCCGGAGCTAGTATGTTTAAACCAACCGACAGAATAATAGGTGCGGCTTTTTTGATTACCTTAACGACGCCCTTAACGGCTTTCTTGATAGATCGGCCAAGCTTCTTAAGGAAGAACTCAGGCTGACCGGTTACAGGGTTAATAGAGTTTAGCTCACTACCCACAACGTAACGGTCAGGGTCAATGCCCATAGAACGCATCTGTCGAAACAAAGAATCTTTAAGTTTGGGGTTTTCTTCGAACACGGCCATAGGAATAACCGTTTCGCCTTCAGCAGCGTGAACTACGTACGTATCTTCATAACGACCAAACTTAGCTAAATCATCGGCTATTTTCTTAACGGAAGCGACGCCGCCATTAGGCAACACATCGTCCTCTTCGGCCCAATCCCCAACATCTGCGGTCAGAAAAGACGCAAGGCCGCCNTCCGGAACCTCAAAGGGGTCGGGGCGTGAATATACGGACGTTTCGGACATTGAGTCGCTCCTCGATTAATCTGGGCCTCTGCCCGATTTTATCAGTACTTAAAGCACTATTCTACAGCATCTTATCTAAGGTGTGTTAACTGTAACAGACCCTACGCTACCTGTCCCAGAGACGCCTAATGCGTTCGGAGAATTGGCTAAGGTTATCTTTAAAAACCCCTCTTTCTCGTATACTGCTCCGACCTCTAGCCCTTGATCACTCCCGCTTTGCAGGTTAGTCAACGTAATGTCGGTAGCCCGCACATCGCCCGGGTTTTGTATCTGGCGGATCAGGGTCTCATACGCTTCCTGAATAGCCGCAATCGTATCCTGCTGATATTCGGCAGGCGGGTTAGGAAAGTAGACACGGGTAAGCTGTCTTGATGACATTATCTTCTCCCGTCGGGCCTAATATCTACCCTAGGCGTACCAAGACGCCACTGTGTGTCGGTCGTATTCGATTCTACTTTGACCGCAAACGACCGCCCACGCAGTCTAATCCACGTCTGCTCTGTAAACTGCTCTACCGGCGTTGTCGCACTTTGCGTCACACCCGAGGTATCGCTCTGTAGGTACGCGCCGCCGGGGAAGTTTCTAGCTTGCAACGTGAAATCTACCGTTGGAGCGTCCGAAATAGAGTTTTCAAACGTCAAGTCCGGAATAAGCTTGGTTAAGAAAACAAAGTTGTTTCCCTCGCCAATGCTAATCTGACTGCTTTCTATGTAACTAGTAATGGCGCTAGGCGGATTGGTGCTGCCATCGTTCTGGCCGCTTTCGTGGTTATACAAGTACCCGTCCGTAGAGGCCGCGATAGGCGCGTTAAACAACCCGCGGTCATGCCACGCGGTGCGCGTTAACGCGCCTATAGCCCACGTATTCTCTACGTAATTGTAAATAACGTAGCGATCGTTTTCGTTAGAACCGGCTGAAGGGTAGAACCACCAGACTTCCGAAAAAGTAGAGTTTAACGCACAAACAGTAAGCTCTATCTGACTCAAATTTATATCGTCAAAAATATAGGCGCGTACGGGGCACGGAAGCTTCTGAGTTTGACCCGTATAGACGTAGAAGTCCCCGATGCCCATCCAAAACACTTTGTCGTCCACGGCCGTAACGGCGGAAGGACCCGCAATAGTAATTTTTTCCGCCACCTGAGCCAAACCAAACGTAAACGGCGGCCCTAAAAACTGCATAGAGTGCAGCGATATGTCTGTAAACACCAATATTTGGTTTCGCGTTTCTACCGCGACTATAATTTCGGAGCCAGACCCTACCCGCAAATCCCCCGCTGTATTAGTTACCTCCGCATCCCACTCCGTCAAAGATTCTTGAGAGGAAAAACGTATCAACAAGGGATCTTGAACCCCCACGTTGTTTTGAGCATCACAACCAAAAGCAATGATGTGGCGATCCGTGTCGCTGACAAGCACTTGTTTGGCAATTGTAGGCGTGCCCGGATCAGCTCCCGGCAAGTCCGCTAAAGCAACCGCCCTATCTACCTCGTAATCGCTGGCGCTTGTGTCCCAATAGTAAATACCGCCGTCACGAGCGTTAAACAAAAGGTCTTCACCAAAATTGTCTATGCCCCACAAACGCACGTTGTTTACGGTGCTCAGTGTAGACGAAGAACCCCACGTTCCGCGGCCCCACGTGCTCGAACCCCAACCAGTGCCGGTAACCACCACACCCAAGCCACTGTTTATCTGGTAAGTGCCGACTACGCTTGCACCGCCGTTACCGGTGTCTGATCCGTCGGCCGTGACCGGCGTAGGGTTAAGCACGCCATTATCTGTAATAGACGCAATCGTGGACACGGTACGCGCTTCGATGGTGTAGTTGTTCTCGTCCACGACGGTGATTTGATATTCCTGATTCAGGACATCGGCGGTGATTTGACCGCCAAGAGACGCCGCGCCGCTAAAGGTAACAAAATCCCCCGTAGCGGCCCCGTGGTTTGTATCTGCAACGTCAATAGTAGATGATCCGTTGGTCGCGCCAAACGTGACGTCGCCCGCGGCAGTGGTAGCTCGGATAGGGGTAATGTCGTAGTAGAACCCGCCTTCGTTAATATAGAACTTAAAACGAGTTCCCACGGCCATAAGCAACGAGCCTTGCAGGGTTACGTAGGAGTGTAGGGCGCGACAGGGTGCAAGAAAACTGTAGTCAGACTGTCTGGTCCAACCGCCTATCTTCTCGGGGAATCCAAATCGGAACCGGATCTTGTCGGAGTCAGACCAACCGCCTTCGTTAGAATAGCTGGTGTTTTCTTTGTTAACACCGGGTCTGAATTGTAATTTCGCTAAGGGCATTCGCTAACCTCATAATAGGTATTCACCTGTCTCGATCATGGATGCGAGTTCATGTGCGCGGCCTTTAACGTCCCGACTCCACTTTGAGTCAAGGAACTCCTTTGCTGCGAGGGTATAATCAGCCACTTCCATAGCGGCTAACGCTTTCTTAAAGCCACGCAGACGTGTGGCACCAAGATTAAAACTAATGTCAATCATAGCATCTTTTCGCACATCATCAAGGTCATTAAACCAAGGATATTCAGAGCTTAGCTCCTTGATGACGCGGGCTATATCGTTCTCTAACAGGTAATCGACCTCGTCGTCGGACAGGCCCAAGCCGCCGTCAGGGTCCACATTGCGCCCTGCGCCTAAAGTCAAAAAACCGGCACTACACCGGTATATATGGTGCTCTACACCTTCGTGGCGCTTAAGCATCTCAAGTAGTTTTTCGGTCATAACTGCTTCAAAACTAAGAGCATTTTAGCCAATGTGTACATATTATTCAGCGCTTTTGGTTACGCCGTCTTCGGCGTTTTCCTCTTCTACTATTTCGTCAATGGTGTCGCACACATCCGGTAAAACCACACCCGCAGTAGCAGAAAGGGCAGTGCGGCCTACCGCTCGCATACCTTTGTACAAGCCAGAACAATACACTTCTTTGTTTGCTTGAATCTGCTCGACAGTTGTGCAGGAAGTCATTAGTAGAGCAATGCTAAATATCAACGCCAGTCTTGCCATTTTTCTGGTCCTCTAGGAATTTATCGAGTCGTTCTTTGTAGCCTTCCATAAAGTGGTCGGATATACGGTCTTTAATGCCTCGGTCTTTCTTTCGGAGGTATTTAGATGGGTTGATGTAATCCACGCCACCGTTTGAGAAATATAACATATCCTGCGACTTACTGGGCCCGTAGCACAGGCGCGGTATCCGGGGGACAGAGTCGCTACCGTTTACCACCGAAATCTGATTGTCCAACGTCATTGGCTTCTTGAAGCCTTTAAAGAAAGTGTTTGGCTTGCCGAACGTAATCAAGTGCAAGTTGTCGTGCTTGCCGTTTAGCTTAGCCGCCGACAGTTCTGCTAACGCGCCTCCCAGACTATGACCACAAATCAAAGTTCGCTTGTTGTAATCAATATACGGCTCGATGTCATCCCACACTGACGCGTGGGCCGCGACAAACCCAGCGTGACACAAGCGCCCGGCATACGGGACAGGAACTGGGAACAGGTTAAACGCCCAGTCGCCCACCTGCTGCGTGCCACGGAACACGATAATGTCTATGGTTTTGCGCTGAATTACAAAGGCGGTGGTAGACGTCAGCCTTGATTCTATTTTAGTGGCGTCGCGGTTGGTCTCGTTATACGCTTTCATTGACCAACTACAGGCCATGTTGAGAAGGACGGGGTCGAGCTTCATACGTCACCTAATTATCTTTATGGTACTTCAAATCTGTTTGCAGTATCAGCACTTCTTTTTGAAGGGCTATTACTTCTTCTTCTAGCTTTCGTATGTCAGGAAATATGTAGTTATTTTGGTTACCCCTAAGACTCCGCGTCTCTTGGGCATTCATGTCTATACGCTCGCTAATACTGGCATAGCCCCAAGTAGCAAATGCCACGATAGATATAATCTGTAAGAGCCAAACTACGCTTATTGTCAGCTCTGATCTGTCGTTTAGTTTTGGGGTTGCCATAACTCATATCGCTACCAAGCTAATCATCCAGAAGATTACACCCATTGTACCTCCAGTCATTAGGAGGATCAGGGTTCCGTCAATTATTAACCGTTTTTGCTTAGCCCGTGCTTCAGCAGCAGCGAGACGGGATGACCGTATAGTTCGCCGTGTCTTCATCATCTCATTATAGAAAGCTTCGCCCGGCCCGTACAGCACGATGATTTCCCTAAGTTGAGCCTCCATCTGCTGCGTCTTGTGCTTCGCCATCTGTATTTCTAAGGCTTGAGCCTCTACCGACGAGCCTCGCAAGAGCTTAGGGCCGTACTGGTTTTCTTTCTCTATCTCTAGGATTTTTTCTTTAGAATCAAAGAACTTACCTATGTACTGGGCGGTATCCTCTATTTCACGACCGGCATTTACTGCCTTGGCAACCATGTTGTAGGCGCGACTAGCGCCGGATATACAAGCAGCTATTGTTACGGGGTCCATCAGTATGCCCTCACTGTTATGGGGTCTGCCACACGGGGCAAACAATATGCAGCGAGGGCCACGCCTCGGGGTTCGTATCTAAGGGTCCGTTCTACTTTCCCCCTGACAATAGCTGTAGCAAAGTAGTTGCACCTATTGATGTCATAAAAGTACATGTCCGAAGACTGTATCTGGCCGTTGACCAGAACATATAACAAAAACAGGTGCGTCATGACTCATAACCTTACGTGCCCTTGACTTCCGCAGCACGCTGTATCATCGCTTCTAGCTCTAACTCGGTCATCTCATGGGTACTCCTACCAGTGCTTAATTGCACACTAAATAATTTTTGCTAACCCACTGCCTCTTTATTTTTCTACTTTAAAGGAATAAGGGCAATTTTTTTGCCGTATTTTTCTTTTTTTCCAAAAAGTACGAGTAAAAGATGTTCGACAAGCACCCTCGTGTATATTGTTAAATTCGGTTTCGCTTACCAAATGCGTTTTTAGCACCACATTTCTTTCAGTTAAAGGGACAAAATGATACAAAGGCGTCCCCGATTCTATCAGTATATGTTTTTCTTCGGTTAACCTTTTTAAATACATGTTTATATTAGTACCGGGGTTAATTTTAAACTCTATTACCCCATTTAAAACATGCACTCCATCTAGTTTTTCAAAGTACCATTCGGGTTCTAAGGCTAAAAACTCAAGGTGCTCGTCACACCGAAGCATCCACGGGCTATTTAACTTTAAATGTTGGTAGTCTTCTTCTAAAAAAGCACCTCCCGTACTAGACGAACCATGCGCTCCCGCTACAGACTGCGAGTCTGAAAATTGCCACCGGTAATCAAGAGTACCTTTTTTGCCTAGAGCTATAAATAAATCGCTCCAAAGGGGCAAGATAAAACCCTTTGAAAAATAATTAATAAACCCAACACACTCTTTTAAATTACTAACCGATTTTTCTTCCCCGTTTTCGTGTAGACCAAGAAAAGAGGGGGTGGGTAATTTTTTAAACCAGTTTGGTATAAATTTAGAGGCTTTTTCCAAAGGAAAATAATTGTAAACATCCGCCCTGTGAGTATAGCAGTGCAGGATTATAGGTTTATTTTTACGCCAAAACATTATGCAATTACCGCTTACTTTACTTCACCTTGATTCCAAATAAAATGCGCTATTGACACCCTACATGAATCTTCTGTTCCACCTATGCTTTCACTTGAATGTTCAGCACAAGACGGAAACACTATTGTACGCCCCTGCTTAAATTCTATCTTTACATCTTGCTCAGGAAAACAAAGTCCTCCCCCAGTAAATTCGCCCCACCCAAGCAAAGTTATAGCTGTAATATTACAAGTATCTTTATGCGATTTATAAACTTGTCCCGGCGTATAATAGTTTATTAGCATAGAGTCTATATTGGACTCACGGATAAAAGAAAACACTACATCAAACTTTTCTAGCGCAAGGCATAATTCATTGTTAAATATTTTTCTACCCGTACTAAGTGTCGGTGACGCCTTTCGATTGTTTAAATACAAAGAATCTACAAAAACACCAGTCCCTGTTTTTTTAAATTCTCCGTTTTCATTTTTTGCCGAATCTATTACTTCGGGGATTGCCGAAAGTCTTTTTAAGTCTTTAACCTCGGCTAAAACCTCTTCGTACTCTTCATCTGTGAAGTAATTATCTATTACTATGTAACTTAAATTTTTTTCTCTATAGCAAGTTACTTGCATATTACCGCCGTGTCGGTATCTGTAAAAAATATTAGTCTTCCTTCACAAACTATATTCCAATCAAGCCCTTCTTGCTCGCTATGAGAAGGAACCTCAAGTATTACGTGCCTAGCCAACCATTCTTGGCTATCTTGAAGAACCCGCCACACATGCTCATTAGTCCCTCTCCCCGGCTGCCCACGAGACTTGTTAAACCGTATTCTGTACTTCACCCATAATTACCAACGTTAAAGTGGACATTAAAAGACAAGATTAGTTTGCTGTCTTTAGTTTTATTCTCGGGTGCTTTGTGGTGTAAAAAAGAAGGGAATGTGATTATGTCCCCCTCTTCGACCGGCACTAAGTATTCTTTTCCACCCCAACGAAATAAAATTTTCGGGTGGTTACCATTTAATTTAACGTAGTACACCCCCACAAACATACAGTTGCCATGTACGTGCCAGTCGTGAAAGTCTCCTTCCTTATAATACTGGTACCAATAATCGCCTATGCTCCACTTAGAAAAGTCTAAGTCTTTTGCTACTTGGCTAACATGGTCGTGTATGTCGTTTTTGCTGTACTCCCAGTATTCTTTTTTTGCGTCGATCACATGCCAGTCACAGCTAGTCAAATTTATATTTTTGTCTTTTATGCCGTATTTAGGCCCTTTTTCCACGCGCTCCAATATTTTTAACTTGGATTTATCGTGGTCTAGGGCCTTTGTTTTAAACAACGGCAAGCCAAAATCTAAGGTTTTGTACATGCGTTACTCGGGTTTTACGGGCCAATTAACATCTGGGAACCCTGTTTGCGATCGGATGTTACGCAACGCGGCTCTGTACTCAATCCAAGCCTGCTTATCACCTACCGTCATTGGTACGTCGGAAAGCATAGTCCAATCAGATTGGCGAAGCAGTTCTTTAGCTTTTTCCCACACTAACTCAGCAGGAGTTGAAGGTGTAGGATTAGCGTGAGCTTCTCCTTCTACCTGTATCCACCCCATATCAGCATAAGATTCTCCCAACCAAGAGAGGTCGCCCAGTTGGTCGATAATTCCGTTAAGACCAAAAATAGGCCCCCAATTTTCAGGAAGTCTTCCGGGTCCGCTTAGTATTTCGTTTGTGGACAATTTTACTAGTTGCCATTGCATTTTCTTGCTCCTTCTCTTTAATGTGTAAAGGCACCCCCGCTTGCTTTTCAGGTGCCGGTAGTGCTCCTCCACCTACATTGTGGTGTGGAGCCATGTCATTAACGTGTGGGGGATGCCCTACTCCCGGAAGCGGTTGGTTGCCTCTAAAATGAAGAAGCTCTTCCTCTGTTAATTCCCAATCTCTCCAACTTGCAAAATCTTTTCTAGGTAAAAGTTTAAGATGACAACCCACATTTGCAGAAAGTTGATGTATAAGCTCTATGACTTCTACCGGCTGTAACAAGCAAAACAAATGTTGTCCGGCGTTTCCACGCATGGATATTTCAGTCGTGCCTCCAAATGCAGTGCCCACTGTAAACCCCCTAGCCCTGCTTGTTTGGTCGGCTTTAATACTTGCTAACTGAGCTTCTTGTCTAGCTTTTATTTGGGCAATTTCAGCCTCTTCTTTTGCCCTTTCAAGTTTACTCTTTGCCATTATTGTGGATTCCAACTAACGATAATTTGGCCACCAGAAGCTACAGTTACTGGATACGCACTTCCACTGCACACCGCAACGCAATTAGACGTAGAAGGATTTGCCGCGCTTCCGGGGTTGCCCGCTTGGCCACTGCCTCCAACATTTCCTCGTCCTCCGCCGCCGCCGCCAGAAGCAAAAAATCCTACTGCGTTAAATGATTGGTAGCGTCCTGTACTACCACCACCACCACCGCCACCGGCCCTCTCAACGCTACCTGCATTGCCGCTTTGTGCGTTAGCCTGATTGGTAGTAATAAGTGATGCACCATTACCACTGTTGCCGCCGCCACAATTACCGCCACTTCTCGCCCCGCGATCTGTTGCATCCTGCCCATCGTTGACTGTTCCGGCTCCACCGCCGCCGCCCCCTCCTACGCCATACCCTCCGGGCTGACCTTGGAATCCACTACCCCCAACCCCGCCGCCAGTTGATGTCCACGCGCCGGTGTTTCCTTGTCCAGAAGGACTAGGATTACTAGGATTTGGTGAACTAACATTAGAAGAACAGCCATATGCACTGCCACCCAAATTCCCGTTATTACCGGCAAGTCCTCCATTGCCCCCAGAGCCACCGGCAAAATTTATACAAAACACACTAGAGGAGGAGCCTGTATTGCCCGGATTACCCGCATCACCACCACACTGAGCAGCGAACCCCGGACCGCCACCTCCTGCGTTTCTAGAAGTTATCCAAAAATTGGGGTTTACTACCACGGGGGAGTTATTTTGGTTTACGACACATTTAGCACCTGCACCGCTACCCCCGCCACCCGCTCCTCCCGGTTGACCGGGATTACCTGCATTTCCTGCGCCGCCTAAACCAGTAACGCTTACGCAAGTCACTCCTACGGGAACGCAAAAAGTTCCCGAAGCATTAAAAGTTTCACTTCCTCCGGGAACTAAACCCGCCCCCAGAACTCCTGATTTGGATGATCCTATAGGCATAATTACCTCACTTTAGCGGTGTCGCTTAATCCTAATTTTGGCCTCTCGTCCCATTTACAGGAACTATAAGGGCCGTTTTTATCCACATAATGTAGCATAAATTGGGCATTTAATTTGGTTCTTGTTTCGTTCATAGGCTTACGCCAATGTAACAAGTCGCAGCCCCTATAAACCACGGCGTCCCCCGGCTCTAAAAAAATTTCATGGTCGTTCTCATCAATATCTTTTATCCATAAAGGCCATTTTTCGCCTACTCTGGCTACGTTAACTGTTACAGAATATTCACACGCGGGCCTATCTGTATGAGCAAATAAATCGTCTTTTTCCAAATATATTCTTGTAAAAGAATAGGTTGGGTGCAACGACTTATTAACTGTTTTTTCTACTTGCAATGTTTTTTCCGCCAAGAAAAATTCTGTTAACGGGTCTGCATAACAATATAGTTTGCTAGGATCATGCTCAACGCCTTTATCGCCATCGCGCCTTGTAAAAAACCCTCGGTTAACACTGTTTTCTAGATAAATGGACATGGTCGTTGTTTCTTTTTGCGATAAAAATCCTTTAATTACCATATAACCTTTTTCTAGAAAGTTATTCATAGTAAAACCAACCCGTAACTATATACTTGTCGGTTTCTCCCAAAGGGGGGTTACCTCGATGCACATGCGTAAAATCAGCGGGCCATATTATTAGCTTATTTTTTTCGGGTTTAACGCGTAATTTTTGATATAAAAACTCTGTTTCCCCGCCGTCTTTTTCAGGTAAATCGTTTAAATACAAAGAATACACAAGAACTCGTTCCCGATCTCGGCCATGAGCACGTTCAGAATGCCAAACATGGTAGCCCTCTGCCGGAGAAGTTTTTTGCACCTTCATGTAATTTGCAACCACGTTTACGTGTTTTAATTGAGAAAAAGTCTCTCTATAAGATTCAAAACATTTTTGCAATCCTGAGAAAAAAACATCTTCTATTCGGCTATTATTAAACAATTCGGTGGCATGATTTAATATGTTTAAAGCCCTATCTGATTTTTCTAGTCTGGTTGCCGGTTCAGCTTCTTGCCGCGTCCACCCGGCCCCCGTAGCCCGTATTCTTTCAAATTCAGCTATTATGTGTTCACAAAATCCGTCTTCAAAAACGTCTTTATATGTACCAATAAAATCGTTGTATTCTGTATTCATCTGAAATTAGGCCCCGAAATCCAAGTAACTAAAGAAGTTCTTTCCCCACGAACGACGGGGGTAACTTGATGGAGCATGTAAGAAGGAAACACCGCAATTAAACCTTTTTGTTTAGGGACAATAATAGGCTCTTCTTGATTTTTTATTTCTAAATTACCACCTTCGTATTCCGATGGATCACTACACTGCATAACCAAAGAAAGTTTTCTATTAGGAGCACCGCCGCTACCACAATCTTGATGCCAACCATACATTCCCTGTTCAGACATTTGGTATTTAGTTAGCTGTAAGGGTTCGGCAAAACCCGTTAGATCAAAACCGTAATATTTTGCATTAAGCGATGCCACTACGTGGCTAAGTTTTTCATACACCCACCTAGTTTCTTGATTACATTCAAGCCAAGATACTTGCGACCTCCTAACTTTTAAAACGCTTTCGTTGTCGTAGTTCCCTGCTGTAGCTCTTTCTTTGGCATGGTGAGCTATTTCTTTTAAGTAATTTAATTCTTGATCGGTAAAAGCATTTTTCCACCAAACAAAAGGCTCAATTTCACGAGAATACGGTGTTATAGCATACTGCATTATTTAATTTCACCTGAGACAATAAAGTGTAGGCATGTAGTGGGAAGTTCGTTTCTATTCTCTGTTAGTTCGTGTTCAAGCCAAGAGCTGCTAATTAAAACAGTGCCGGGGCATATCCCGCTAAAATGTATCGAGCCAGTAGATTCTGTGACGTCGCTACTATGAGCCGATTCTAGTTCTACCATGCTTTTTCTAACTCTAGGGTCATGGTAAACCGGATACGAGCTATTAGCAGGGGGTGTATCCAGAAACATCCACCCACAAAGTTGGCTATTTTTATGGGTATGCACGTTTGTTTTATCCCCCTTATAAACATCTTGCGCCCACACGCTAACTTTTAAGGTATACTTTTCTACTGCATACCCTTGCTCGCTAAGTATTTTTGTGGACTGCTCTAAGAGATATTTTTTAAAAGTGCTTAACTCAGGTGCGCCTGAAATATCCGCCGTTTGAATGAACGAACCTTGCTCCAGCACTTCCCCGGAGTATTCGCTCACATACTTTTTTAGCGCGTACAACCACTCTGGCTTTTCATCCCTATAAACCAAAGTGGGGAAATATGAAAACGAATTCATTAACTTTCTATGTACGTTATTAACGTGCTAGCAAAAGCTGTAACTTCTTCAGCGGTTATTTCTCTACTGCCTGCGGGTTGATCCAAACGATTATGCACAAGAAGTTCTTTCGCTGTTCGCACTGCGTCCAATTTGTTTCGTCTTGAATCTAGACGAAGCTGCTCGTCTGTTCGTGATTTATCCATCGCTGACTGTAGATCAACCTGTGCTTGCTGTTCTGCTGTTAATGCCATGTTAGTAGCCTCCTAGGCTGTTTTAAATTAAGAAGTTGCTAAATTTTTCATTGGTAGTGTTACGTACCATGAAGTCCCATTGTCTGGGGAAAAGAAAAACCATATATCTATGGCGTTAGCATCTGTAGTTCTAGAAATAGAACCTCCCGGATAATAAAAAGTACCGCCCGCTAAAGTCACAGTGCGAGAAGCAGTAGCGTCATTTGTCAAAATTAACGTAAACGACGTAGCCCTGTTTGACGTGCTATTAGCCGAAGCTAATGTAAACGTGCAGTTACCGGTTAGAGTCGCAGTAAATACGTTACCGTCGTCGCAGTCAATAGTTACAGCTGTTCCTGTGTTTCCTAAAGCAGTTACTTCGTCAGAGAAGGCGCCAGAGAAGAACACACTGGAGTCCATGGAGATTACAGTAGCTGCACTAGCATTCTGAATTCCGGTAGTAATTTTAGGCGTGGTAAGCGCAGGGCTTACGTTAAACACCGCTACACCAGTACCCGTCTCATCTGTCAAAGCAGTAGCAAGATTGGCACTAGAAGGCGTGCCAAGGAAGTCAGCTACACCGGAACCAAGTGAAGTAATCCCTGTACCGCCGTTAGCGACAGGAAGCGTGCCGGTTACGTCTGAAGTTAGATCAACAACCGCCCCAGTAGGGTTAGCGTTTAATACCGCAGCGCTTGCGCCTGCCCCGTCTGTGACGACCATGACTTTAGAGCCGTTAGCCACGTCTACCGTAGCGCCTGAACCCTGCTTGATTGTAATAGTCTGACTGCCAGAAGTAGCGTTCTCAATGATCCACGTCTTGGATACCGTGTTTGGCCCAAGCGTAATTTCACGAGTAGCTGTCAGGTCCACCGCCGAAGTGAACTTAAGGTACAGCGAGCGCGTGGCATCTGCTGTCGCGTCCGGCATGGTAAAGGTTTCGTTAGCGTCAGCGGCAATCTCTTTTGTGCCGTAGCTAAAACCGTCGGTAATCAGCTCAAGGTTAGTGTTGGTACTGGTGCCCCAAGTGCCGTCCTCATCACCGGTGGTGATCTCTTTGAGCCGGAGGTTGTTTACATAAGTAGCCATTTAATTTCTCCAGTACCTATACTAAGGTAGAACCGCCAGCAGGCGGGATGCTTGTCGCGTAAATCTTTGTATTCTGACGCAAGTTTAGTTCTTTGCCGCAGTCAGAACAAGTGTCAGCGCTTAATTCAGCCTCATTAAGATCATATCCGCAATGTGCGCATATCACTTCAACTTCATGCTTAGGGTCTATTGCGCTACCCAAGTTTTTCGCTTCTTTCACTATTTTCATATGTTTACCTATGCCGCAATTTCTGTCCAAATTGTTCCCGGGTTGGGTACTATCTGACCCCAAATCAATACGTTACCTACTTCGACCGTGCCCTGTACGCCATTGGCGTACACATTTGCATCGCCTGTCTCGGTTGTTTCGCCTAGCGCTGTAGTGCCCTGTACGCCGGTTACGTCTACGTTTTGCTGTAACAGTACAGTGATATTTCCCAGTGTAGCTGTGGCTTGCAACCCAGTTTCGGGGACTATAGCATCGGCTGTAACAGCTACAGTACCTAACTCGCCGGTGCCTTCTACGCCCGTAAGGTAAAAAATTACGCTACCTTGAACGCCTGCGGTACCTAGTGCCGTTGTACCCTCAACGCCTGTAACATTCACAACCGCAATACCGTTTACTTCGACATTACCTAGTTGGCCTGTAGCGGCATTACCAAGAGCGCTTATCGCTCCATCGGCGTTAACCGCAATATTACCAAGGGTAGCTGTAGCTTGTACGCCAGTGACGTATACCCCAACGCCTTCTTTGACGTTTACTGAGCCTATCTCGCCGGTAGCTTGGAGACCTAGTGACTGCCCCCACGAACCTTGACCCCAGACTCCTCGACCCCAACCGCCTAGATAAACAGTGGCATCCCAAACCGTATATCCCACAACACCTGTGGCGCTAAGCCCAGTAACCGAAACGCTTGCATTTGCTTGCGCTATGGCTGTACCTAAACCCGCTGTTCCCGCTACACCCGTAAGGGTTACAACAGCAGTTCCAGTAACTCCGACTGAACCTACAGCACCTGTACCGATAGGCAGAGCATTACCTTCGCCCCACGAATCCGTACCCCAAGTGCTGTATCCCCAACCGGCTAGTGGGACCGTAACGTCAGCCATTACAGCCTACCTTAAGCGATACGTATGATCGCGTTGCTCGCATCAGCCGCTGGGAAGACAATAGTGAAGTCGCCCGCAGTCGAGGTCTTGTCCGCACCAAAATCTAGTACCGCAACAGCAGGGTTAGTTCCGCCGTTCGCCAAGTAGATAAGCGCACCACGAGCAGTAATAGTTGCAGTCGAGAAAGTCAGGTCTGCAAAGTCCAAAAACGCCGTTGTGCCGCTAGACGCAGGGTTGGCGGAAATAGTCAGGGTGCCACCACCTGCCGAGTAGCCTGTACCTGAGACCTCGTTAGTCGCAGAATACGCCGTAGTAGTCGCATCTAGCGTAGCCGACGAAGTGTACAGGGCTAGTTTAAATACTTGTGCTGTGCCGCTGCTGAAGTCGAAAGTTCCGTCAAGAATATCGACTTTGAATGATGTTGCCATAGCTTGTGTGATAGCCATTTTTCTTTCCTCTTAAATTAAGCTTTATCTCTAATGATAAGCCCGGTTCTATAAGCATCGGTAACCTCTTTTGCTTCACCGAAGTTCTTTAATGAAATTACGGCTTCCGCAAAACGTTTTTCGTACTCTTGCATGACATCGGCTTCACCTTTCATATAAGTATAAGCTTCAATCAGGCAGCCGTATAAAAGAGCTACTTCCGCATTTGTGCTTAACCAAGTAGTGCCGCTTCCCGCTCCTGAAGTCAAACTTGCAGGGCGGTAGAAGTAATGAAGCTCTACTGCGTACGACGAATCGGGCGTAGGGCCTATCAAAAAACTACTAACGTCAAAGTATGCGTAGTACCGCGGCGCGCCCGTAGTGGTCGCATCCGGATTAAACTCTTGGACAAAGTTAACATCTTTGTACTCAAGAAAATCTTTGTTACCGTCACCGTCCGTGTAAGACAGCGAAAACGGTGCTAAAAAGTCGCTAGGAGCCGCAAGGTATTGATTGCTTGCCGTCATGTTTGCTGTAGCGTTTTTACGAAAAAGCGTAAGCTGAACGTTCTTTAAAATACGCTCTTCGGCTACGCGTATAAAAAGCGGCAGGTTATTCACAAAACTTGTTTCTTGGTTTTGCGTGTAATCCTGTATTGACGTTTTTAATTCGTCGTAAGTAAAACTCATGTAATTACCACCGTCACGCTACCTACTTGGCAAAAACCTGTAACCGGTTTTAAGTTTGGCGCTTCCACTAAAGGAACGCCTACGTACACATCTAATGGCTCCACCCTATCCGGGCGAGCATCTTTTAAAGCCTGCGGGTCAATAACTTTCCGGCGAGGGTTAAGCTGAGGTTGTTTAACTTCAAACTCATCCCTTCCGACCAGCATCCCGGTCCACTCTTTTTTCATGTCGTTAAGCTTGTAACGAAACCCGGAGCGGTCTGAAATGCCGTAGGCGTTTTTACCCGTAGCAAACTTGCCCATTACAGATTCCTAGAATACGCTAAGCTTGGAACAATATTAAAAGAAGCCCGGTCACGGTCTTCGTCCATAGCACGCTGCATTTCTTCTTCATACAACGCTTTAAGTAATTGTATTCTGTCCGGCGCTTTCTTGATTGCAATGTAATACGCCAAGCCCGCAGCAAGTGCGGGATAAAATCTAAACGGTATTTGCAACGTGTCTGTTGCAGAATCCGCATCGTCTAAACGAACTAAACGGTTATAAATAATTTGGTCAGTACTGTTGTCCGGGACAGGCCACAGCTTTAACACCGGGCTTATTAAGCGGTCCAAAAACCACTGTGACGACCTAGACTGCTGCGTTTTATTTGGGATGTTTATATAGTCATCCCGACTCAAGCGATCTATACCGTAATCAGTCCCGTCGCGGCGAACAACTATAGACAAAATATCAATAGTGTCAGCGCCTACGTTAATCTCGGAAACGCCCTGAGTTAGTGTGGTAGTGACCTGTTGAATGGTCCACTGGTTCAAACCACGATTAGCCCAATCCGCAAACAAAAGATTCATAGAGCGTTTAGCGGTCTTAAGATCGTAACCTGTACGCATCTCTTTTCCGCATCGCTCAAACGCCTCTTCGATATAATCGGAGACGTCTAATTCAAAATCTTTTGATCCAGAAACAGCCATTATTTCTTCCTAGCAGTTTTCGCCGCTTTTTTAAACGCTGCTGCGGTTGGAGCACCTTTAGTTCCCGGAGAACGCATTGTCTCACCCGAACCCGCCGCTATACGTTTCTTTTTATCGTTTATGTTTGAATAAAGGCCACGCTTAGCCATTACTTCATACCTCTAACCGCACAACCGCCTTTGTTCATTTTTACTGGTCCGCCAACTTTCATGCCTTTTACAGCACAACCGCCTTTAGCCATTTTCTTAGGCTTAACTTCGCCGCCATACATCATGCCCATGGCTTCCATTTTGCGAGGACTGCATTTCATAACCTTCTCCTAACCTAATATCATCATAACAACCGCGACTAATGTCGCAGAAAGTTGACTAGCTATACCGGCTAAAATCATCCAGTTCTTGTTCCGCAAATCACGTATATCATCTTCCATGTGGTCAAGATGATTATTCTCAATGCGGTGCAAAATAGTTTCAACGACGGCCATCTGGCGCTTCACGTCGTTTACTTCTTTCTCTAAATGATCGCTACTTACCATTTCTTGCAACTCCAGTAACGTGCAGAGAACTTGTCTTTTGCCGTATCGCAGTTATGGCGCGCTCTAAAATTAGCACGCCTTTCGGGTATGTTCTTTTTGATGGTCATATTAGGATCACCAAAACGAACTAGTTTTACGTCATCGCCTTTCTTAGCCAGAACTGCAAACTTCTTGTTTTTGCCCGGCGTTCGCTTGGGCTTGTTATAGCCCGAAAAAGTCTCCCCCCGGTACTCTACACGGCCAGAGGGAGTTCTTTTGGCATTTTTTGTAGTAGCCATCAGAAATTATCCG